TTTAGGACAATCTTGTTCTTTACAATTTGGAAATTGAAAGAATAAATAAATTAGAGACAAGTAAACAGTTAATGTCATCTGATTTAGAAAAGAATACAGAATTTAGAATTAAATGGCCAAGAGGTGAAATGGGTTCACTTCCAGCCGACAGCGAGCAGTTTATGCTTATCGAGGATCTTTACAAATCTGTCGAAAAATTGCAAGCTCAACAAGAAGCAGGAATGCATAACAAAGTAAATATAGAATTTTTACAAAAACAATTAGAAAAAGCTTTAGAAGATATAGAAATCTTAAAAGACAAAGCAAGAGATATGCATTACAAAAATGGAAATGGAAATTAAATGATTGAAACAGTGGTCGCATTACTTATGATTGTAAATAACGAAATTCAAGAGCATCGAATACAGCCTTCGATGTCTGAGTGTCTAAAAGGAAAACGTATAGCAGATCGGCAGTTAAAAGCTGGTGGCAATGTTAGGTACCAGTGTTTAAAGTCTGAGGCAGAGATCGAAATTTATTTAGACAAAAAACATATTAAAAAATTAATACTAAAGTAAGGGAGTAACTATGATGATATTTGGCGAAACACCTACATTTTATAAAAACAAAGCAAAAGTATTTATACAAGATAATAAAAAACTATGTATTGCTTTTGTAATATATTCAATTGTTTTATTAATGATTTAATATGAAACGTAATTATAGACAAGAATATCTTACTTATGGTTCTACAACCAAAGCAAAAAAAGATAGAGCTAGTCGAAATAAAGTAAGACGTATGTTAACACGTCAGGGTCGAGTGTCAAAAGGAGACGGAAGAGACATCGATCACCGAGATGGTAATCCAAGAAATAATTCAAATAAAAACTTAAGAGTAATATCTAAAAGTAGAAACAGAGCAAAAAAATAAATGTTAAAATTTGTTTTGATTTTGCATCTGTGTACATTTGCAGACATTAGTCCGCGTTGTATCGGTACTATTGTTATGCCTATAGAATATAACTCTTACTCAGATTGTATATTAGATGG